GTAGCAAAGAAGTTTCCCTTCCTAAAAGAAGAGAAGACGCACTATTTAGATAGCATTCTGGCTGAATGCAGTAAGCCGGAAAATAACCAAAAAGTGTATACAAACATTTTAGAATCAAAGGAGTTAATAGAAAACAATTATGATATTATGCAATTATCCTCACCAATGTTGTCAATTCAAGCCAAACAAGGGATCGACGATACGTTTGAGCAATATAGCCCCCACTACAATCAAACGGAAATGAGAAAACTGATGATTCAAGACGGAGTTCTCACCGTAAGCACCCAAGACCTAGACCAGAGATTTAACAACATTATCTCTTCCTTTTCTCGGTAAAACCTGTTATACTGTATAGGTAACAAAGGATAAACATGGAACAAGATACAAGCTTCTCCAAATTTGGCAAATCTTTTCAGGAAGACCTATGCCACATGATTTTGAACGACCGGCCCTTCGCGGACCAAATGTTCGAAGTCCTAGACATCAACTTTTTGGAACTGAAGCATCTACGGGTGTTTATCCGAAAGATACAGGAGTATAGAAAGAAATATGGAGTCCACCCCACATCTAACATCATGCGTTCCATCATTCGAACAGGTTTGGATGGTGAACCGGAATCAGTCAAGACAAGAATCAGGGACTACTACGCCAGAGTCCTTGCAAGCGGAACAGAGCCTGATTCAGTTGATTACATCAAGGATACGTCACTTGATTTCTGCAAGAAGCAGAAACTAAAAGGTGCACTTATAAAGTCAGTTGAGCTAATTAAGTCGTCTTCTTTCGATGAGGTGTCTAAAGTTATTGATGATGCTCTCAAGTTAGGTTCGGACAACACAATGGGTTACGATTATCTTGCAGACTTCGAAGCGCGGTTTATCAAGAAAGCAAGGGACCCAGTAACAACAGGATGGGCAGATATTGATGACATTTCTAAGGGAGGTCTTGGTAAAGGTGAGCTGGGGGTTGTTGTTGCTCCTACTGGTGCGGGTAAATCAATGGTACTCGTACATCTTGGGGCACAGGCAGTCAAGGCCGGGAAAAATGTATTACACTACACATTGGAACTTGGTGACACTATTGTTGCTGGCCGTTATGACGCTGCTATTACTGGCGTTGAACTGAAAAACCTAGCAGTTTTCAAAGAGAAGATTTATGATGAGATAAAAGATGTCCAGGGTCGTCTTATCGTGAAAGAATACCCCACAAGAAGCGCTAGTATCCAAACAATCAAAAATCACCTTGAGAAGCTAAAACGCCGAGATTTCGTCCCAGACATGATCATCGTGGACTACGGAGACCTAATCAAGCCAGAAAATAGCCGAAAAGATGAGAAAAGACATCAACTCGAAACTATTTACGAAGAGCTAAGAGGATTGGCTCAAATTTGTGAGTGTCCACTCTGGACAGCATCGCAAACAAATAGGTCCGGACTGAATGCTGAAGTGATTACCATGGAATCGATTTCGGAGGCATTCAACAAATGCTTTGTAGCAGATTTTATCTTTACCGTCTCTAGAACGGTAGAGGACAAGAACAATAACACTGGCCGTATCTTTGTTGCGAAGAACAGGAACGGCCCTGATGGACTCGTGTATCCTTTGTTCATGGATACCAGCACCGTGACCATCAAAGTCCTGTCCCAGACAGGTGAAACAGTGAATGATATAATTCAAAAATCTTCGAAGGACAGGTTAGATGCTTTGAAGGAAAAATACCAAGTATTCAAGAAAGAAGGAGGAAAGAAATAAATGGAATTATCGAATCAAATATTATCAGAAATAACAGTGCACATGAAGTACGCAAGGTACTTGGAGAGCGAACAGAGAAGAGAGACGTGGGACGAGCTAGTAACACGCAATATGAACATGCATCTAAAGAAGTTTCCAGAACTGGAGCTTCAAATCGTCAAGGCTTATAAGATGGTCTTCGATAAAAAGGTTCTACCCTCAATGAGATCAATGCAGTTTGGTGGAAAACCCATAGAGGTAGCCCCAAACCGCATCTTCAACTGTGCATTTATGCCTACTGATGATTGGCGATGTTTCGGCGAGGCCATGTTTCTGCTTCTCGGAGGAACGGGTGTTGGGTATTCCGTACAAAAGCACCATGTAGAGAAGCTACCAGAGATTACCAAGCCAAACATGAACAGAACGCGACGTTTTCTTGTCAACGATTCTATTGAGGGTTGGGCAGACGCAGTAAAAGCACTTGCCCGCTCTTATTTCCAGGGTGGTTCGCACCTTCGTTTCGACTTTACCGACATTCGACCGAAGGGAGCAGCACTAATCACTTCAGGTGGTAAGGCCCCAGGGCCACAGCCGCTCAAAGAGTGTTTGGTCAAGTTAGAGGGTATTCTTTCAAACCGTGAAAACGGTGAGAAGCTTTCCACAATCGAAGTACATGACATGATTTGCCACATCGCAGACGCAGTTCTTGCAGGCGGTATCAGAAGAGCAGCTCTTATTTCTTTATTTTCAGCAGATGATGAGGACATGATTGCAGCCAAGACAGGAAACTGGTGGGAAACCAATCCACAACGAGGTAGAGCCAACAACTCTGTTGTATTACTACGCCACAAGATCGATAAAGATTACTTTATGAACCTTTGGGACAGAGTAAAGGCTTCTGGCGCTGGAGAGCCTGGTTTTTATTTTTCAAATGATAAAGACTGGGGAACCAACCCTTGTTGTGAGATTGGTTTACGTCCATATCAATTCTGCAATCTTACAGAAGTAAACGTATCTAACGTAGAGTCTCAGGAAGATCTCAATGAAAGAGTGAGAGCAGCAACTTTCATTGGAACGCTACAGGCCAGCTATACAGATTTTCACTATCTTCGTGATATTTGGCGCAGAACTACAGAAAAAGACGCACTTATTGGCGTGTCTATGACTGGTATCGCATCAGGTGCTGTGCTAGAGCTTGACATGAAAGAGGCAGCCAGTGGAGTGAAGAGAGAAAACGCAAGAGTAGCAGAATTGCTCGGCATCAGGCCAGCAGCAAGAACAACTTGCGTCAAGCCTGCAGGAACTACAAGTCTAACACTTGGAACCTCTTCTGGTATTCATGCTTGGCATAATGATTACTACATCCGCAGAATTCGTGTTGGTAAAAACGAGCCCATCTATACTCACCTGTTGAATAATCACCCAGAGTTAGTGGAGGACGAATACTTCAGCCCTCATACAACTGCAGTTATTTCTATTCCCCAGAAAGCACCAGAAGGCTCCATTATGAGAACAGAATCAGCACTACAATTACTCAAAAGAGTAAAGTTTGTAACAGACGAATGGGTAAAGCCAGGTTTTCGTAAGGGACAAAACACTCACAACATCTCAGCAACTGTATCAATAAAAGATGCGGAATGGGTTGACGTAGGCGAGTGGATGTGGGATAATAGAGCTAGCTATAACGGCTTGTCGGTCCTTCCATACAATGGCGGAACCTATACGCAGGCACCATTCGAAGATTGCTCAAAGGAGACTTACGAAGCTATGATGGCCTCTCTCACTAATATCGACCTCACAAAGGTATCAGAAGATGAGGATAACACTAACCTAGCCGGCGAAGTTGCCTGTGCCGGTGGAGCCTGTGAAATAAAGTTTGTATGATTACTTTGTCTGAGAGCGCCGCAAAGAAGTTGTCAGAACTTCTCGAAAGCAAAAAAGAAACCGGAGTGAGGGCTGCTGTTAGAGGTGGTGGTTGCTCTGGTTTCACTTACAAATTAGATTTCGATAATCAAAACACTGATGACCGTGTCATAACTGACCATGGTGTCGAGATCTACGTAGATGCTAAAAGTTTTCTATATCTGATGGGGACACAAATAGACTTTGTGGATGAATTGAACACATCTGGATTCAAATTTGTTAACCCTAATGCGAAAAGAACTTGTGGCTGCGGTGAAAGTTTTTCGATTTAAAACACTTGACAAACCTGGTAAAATGTATTATTATTATAGAACAACTCAACAATAAAGGAGAAATTATGAGTTCTAACAACGACAAATTGCTAACCAAAGAGGAG